ACGTCGACCCGCACGACCCGCACCTCGACGCGCGCCGGCGTGTCGAGCTCGTATTCGTTCGACCATCGTTGAGGCGTCGCGGTGTAGGCCGTGCGCGTCTCCTCGCCGAGCACTTGCCAGGGGCCGAGCACTTGCCCGAAGTCGTTCACCGGGCGCCACTCGACGCGCCACTCGACCGTCTTCGGATCGCCTCCTTTGCCGAGGCCTCGAGGTGCCGCAATGTCGATCCCGATCGACGCACAGGTCCGGCCAGCGTTGCACGCCGCGAAGCCGCCGGTGTAGCGGCCGCTTTCGAGCGTCTGACTCGAGACCTCCTTCGCGGTCGTGACGTTGGCTCGGACGAAGCTCGGCGCGACGCCGGGCGCGAGGTATTGCGCCGCCTCGACGTCGTCGAAGCGAGAGAGGGGGGTGTTTCCGATCTTGGGGAAGACCTCATAGTCGCCGACGCCGATCGCGAAGATCGCGAAGAAGTATTGATCGCGGTCGAGCTCCGGGTCCTCTGCATCGGCTCGAGCTCGAAACTCGAGGTAGGGCTCGCACGCGAAGCGCGGATTTAGCTCTCGTTGCCCGCAGATTCGGGGGATCGGCTGATCGAGCGAAGCGACGTTCCCTTGCAGGTTCGTCGTCGAGACCTCGCCGGTCTGCCCGGGCACCGGTGAGGCGCCCGGCCCGGTCGGAGGCAATAGGGCATTGATCGCGATTTGCGATCCGACCGTCGCCGCGAAGAGCGCCGCGCCTTGCAAACCGTAGAGTTGCGGGACGAAGACCGAGGCGATCAGGAGCGCAGTGCGGAGCGTGTCGCGGTCCTGCGGCAGGCGATAGAACTCGACGACGTCGCCCGGCTCGGTGAGCGAGGCCCAGGAGGCGCGGTCGATCCACTGGCCCGACGCGCGGCAGACGACCGCGCCTTCGAGATCCTCGCCGAGCAGCGCCGGAAGCTCGGCGATCGGCACGCCGACCGGCACGACGCGCATGCGACCGCTCAAGCTCTCGAAGGGGCTCCGCGCGAAGCCAGCGACCGGCGCGATCATTCTTCCCGTCTCCATACCTCGACCCCCATCCCGTAGGTTGCCACGTGCCAGGGCTGACAGAGCACGCCGGCCCCGGACATTGCGTGAAGGAGCCGGAGGCTCGAGCCGACCCGGACCGCGACGCCGGCGTGAAGTATGCCGCGCGAGCGCAGCAGGACGACGTCTTCCGGTTGCGGCGTTGCGCCAGGCCGCGGCCGCATGCCGCCGGCGCGCGCGCTGCGCATGATCGCTTGCACGTTGCCCGCGCTCTCGTCGACCTTGTCGGCGATCGTGAGGGGCTCAAACTCGATAGAGTGGATCTCGCGGAAGTAGGCCCGCACGAGGCCCCAACAATCGAAATCGTCGGGGCCGTCGGCGCCGCGGCGATACGGCTTCCCGATGTGCCTCGAGAAGCTCATTTCATCAGGCCGGGATACTCGGACCGCTTGAACGTGAGCCGCGGGATCGCGAGGTTAAAGTCGTCGTCATACTGCGCCGCGATCGAGAGCTCGGCTTCGCTCATCGTGACGGAGGTAAGCTCCATTGAGAGCGGAGGCAGGCGCGCGGGCCCGGAGGTGTCGTCGGAGGCGAATTCACGCTCGATCAGGGTCCAGGGCACCAGCGAGCCCGCCGCGGCCTTGAGCGCCTGATTCATGATCCCGGCGACGTCGGGCCTCGAGAGCTCGAGCGAAGGGCTCGAGGCCGTGTCCGATTCCTCCGGCCGTTTCATGGAGACCGGGCAGGCGATGAAGGTCACTGCGACGCCGGCGTCGCGCGGAGCGTCGGCCTCGAGCGTCGCGACGAGGTCTTCCGTGTCATTGACGAACCGGATCGGCTCCGAGAGGCTCGGGTGCCATAGCTCATACGTCGCCAGGATCGCGCGGCCGACCGGCGCGATCGCCGCGGCCTCCTGCCAGGCTTCGGAGAGTGTCACGCCGCGGCGAGTGATCTCAGGCATAGGTCACGCGAAGGTGATCCCGAAGTCGTCGATCGGGAAGCGCGGCGCCGGGCCGCCATTGAGGACGCTCTTCGACGCGGCCAGCGCGCGCCAGATAAGGAGGTTTCCGCCGCTCGAGGCGTCGAAGAGCTCGCCCCATCCGATCGTACCTTGATCGGCCGTCGGCGACGGGAAGATGATCGCCGCGCGGTTGCCGATCCGGCCTCCGGTGCCGGAGCTTGCATCGGTCGAGAGGTCCCCTTGTGTCGGGCCCCATCCGGAGAGCGTCGAGGGAATCGCGACTCGAGCGTAACCCCCGACGCCGGGCTCCGTGCCGGCGGCCGCGTTCGTCGGCGCGGTCGTGGTGTATGCCGCATAGGTGTTCGCCGGCATGGTGTAGGACTGCGCTCGCCAAACGAGATCGATGAGCTTATTGGCGAGGTAGTCCGAGCAGCCGCCGGTAAGGCCCAGCGTGAAGACCAGGGAGCCGGCCGCGAAAGAGACTTGATCGTCCTCGGCGAGCGCGCGGTCGTCGACGTCGACCCACGCGAAGAGGTTCGAGCCGGAGAAGAGGCCGACCGCGACCATGGTCCCGCCGCCGCCGGCCGGCACGGTGCCGAAGTCGATCAACCCATTGTTCGAGGTCTGATGGCTGGTGCCAGTGCTCGCGAGCGTCGTCCCGGCGCCTTGAGTGCCGGCCCACGCCGCCAGCGAGCGCGCGACGGTCTGCCCGGCGTAGCCGGTCCATGTCGCCTTTGTGTGCGAGGACTCGGAGACGGCCGTGAGAATATGGATCGTCCAATCGGAGGCGAGCGCGCTCACGCCCTGCCCTCGCCAGAAGTCGGCGAGCAGGTTCTCGCCCCAATCGGTGAGCTTGCTCATGAGAGGCTCCTAGAGTGTGAAAGGTCCAGTCGGAGGCGTGAACGATCCGGCCGCGTCCGTGAGCTCGGTTGCGAATCTCACCTCATCGATTCGGCCGAAGTAGTATGCAGCGAAGCCGGCGATCGATCCGCCAGGCGTGAGGAGGTTCGACGCGGACGCTCCGAAGAATGCCCTCTCGTCGGAGAAGGTGTCGGAGCCGGTGAACGAGTAGGGATCGGTCTGAGTGGCGACGAGGATTCCGTCGTGATACTGACTGAGCTCGGCGCCGTCGCGGACGAGTCTTAGGTGCGTGCGCGCTGTCTCCGAGATTCGATTCGAGTTGAGCGCGACCGGCGCCAGGGCTTGTAGGCCTCCGCCTCCCGGGGCCGCGGAGTTGTAGACCGAGCATTGAACTTCGGTCGAACCCGATGCGACCCCGATGAGGATCATGAGGCGGAGCGTCGTCCCGTTATAGGAGCCGACCTCGAAAACGGTTTTGTAAGACCGAGCGAGCGGGTCGTCGAGAGTGATCCATGCGTCAATCTGCCAGGGATCGCGGTTTAGGAAGTTGACTCCGGGCCTGCGATGCTCGAGGCCTTGCCCGGAGAAGACGGCCTCCTCTCCGAAGCCCGTCGGCGCCGCGGCGTAGCTCCCGGGAACTCCGGAGAAAGATTCCCCGGTCACCTCCTCGAGGGTCGAACCATCGAAGTGGCAGAGCATCAAGGCCGCCGGCGCGCGGACCGGATCCATACCTTCGCCGCGGATCTCGAGCTCGGCAGTGATCGACCATAGGCCGCCAGCGACGAAAGACCAGCGAGGCGGAGCCGTGAAGCGATAGACCTTCGTCGCCGCGCCTTGCATGTTGGGCCAATCGGCGACGAACCACTTCGAGCCGAGGACGAGCTCGTCGCGCCACCAATCCCGGAAGGCTGCGAAGGCCGCCTCGCGCATCGGCGGGAAGGTCACGCTCACCCGGGCGAGCCGGTCGCGCGCGAGAGCTCGAGCGTCGCGCGGCTTGTCGGATGTTCCGAGGGCGCGCCGCTCGACCGGCGCGACGTTCGCGCGCTGCGGGGCCGGCAGCGCGGAGGGATAGCGGATTGTCAGCAGGCTCACGAGACGTCGACCGCGAAGGTTCCGGGGAGATAGTCTTGCTGCCCGTGAACGATCACGATATAGCGGCCGGCGGCCAGGTTGCGGAAGGCGAAGGTACCGTCGGCCGCCGATTGGATCGAGATCAAAGGGAACATCGACCGCACCGAAAAGAGCGTGAGCGTCGTTCTGTGCGCAATCTCATTGACGCGCGCCGTTCCGGTGAGGTCGAGCAAGCCTCGGCGAGACGAGTCTCGCGGGACGTCCCCTCGGGGAACTGAGCTTGTGTGTCCGATCGCGCCGCGGTCTGCCATGTCACATCCCCGCCCGCTCGCTGTTCGAAGTCATGATCGCCAGGTACGGGTAAGAGGCCGCCGCGGTGGTGGTGCCGCCTGCAAATGCAAGCTGGTAGGTCGCTCCGTTCTCGTCGGAAAAGGTGTCCCCCGCTGCAAGCCCGCTGTCCGCGGTGTCGTTGAACGTCATGAACAGGTGCGGCAGGCGTCCTCGCAGTTTGCCGAGCGACCCGGAAACGGATGACCCGACATAAACGGGCAGCAGCTGGATCTCGTTGTAGGTTGCGACCCGGACGCTTGACGTCGGCGCCGTGCCGAAGAACTTCCCGGCCTGCGCTGCAGAGCCGCCGTCCGCGGTCTTCGCCAACGGCATCATCGAAGCGGCATTGTTCGTCGTCGCGGTGTATGAACCGTTGTAGTTCATGAAGTTGCCCGACTGATCGGCGACGACGCTGAAGCCGTTCGATCCCAGCGTCGTCGTCGCAGGGTAAGCCTTGACCACCGAAGCGCCGGCGTCCGACGCATTCGCCTTCACGATCTCGCCGAAGCAGTAGAGCTCCTGGCCGGAGCCGGTCCAGCCGCCGTTCACGAGGATCAGGCAGAACCGATCGGTGGCGATCGCCACGTACGTGCGCGCGGTGCTGTTGGCGGTCGCCGACTTGATGATCGACCAGTTCGTCTGCTGCGTGCCGGTCGGGAACTGCCCGGTGCCGGTGTCGACGTCCGACATTGTCGCGAAGCCTCGGACGTCAGCATATTGCGCGTTCGAGTCGTCGACCCGGAAGTAATACCGATCGCCATTGGCGGCCCGGTATGCGGCCTTGTTGGTGCCGGTGAAGGCCTTCGCCCAATAGGCATCGGAGCCGCCAATGTCGAGCAGCGCGTCGAGGACGCCGATCAGCGAGCCCGCGGTCCCGTTCAAGGTCGGGGCGCCGGCGTCGGAGCTCCGGAGGATTTGAAAGCCGGTCGAGCTCATCAGACGAACTCCCTACATGCGTCGAAGGTCCCGCCGGAGTCGGCTCCGGCGGAGATTGCGGTGTCGGCCCCGATTGTGATCCCAGAATCGCCGAGCACGGTGAATGGAGAGCATGGGCCCGTCGTGATCGTTGCCGTCCCGGTCGCGTCGAGCGCGACGACGGCCTCGAGCGCGAGCTCGGTCAAGTAGAGCTCGCCGACGGCCTCGAGCGCGATCGTCGCCTCGAGTTGCATCGTGAGATCCCCGGAGATCGCCTCGAGCGCGATCACGGCCTCGAGAGCCAGGTCGGAGGGGATCGTCGCGGTCCCGGTCGCTTGGAGCGCGATCGTCGCCTCGAGCGCGAGCTCGCCGAGCTCCGGTCCGGTCTCGCTCGGCTCGCCGATCAGCAGCAGCGAGCCGGAGACGCGGCCGCGCCCGTAGTGCAGGAGCTCACACTCGAACGAGATCCAGCGCGCGGCCCAATAGACCAGGCCGGCGCCTTCTTGGCTCGCCACTCGAGCGGTGAAGGGAAGCGAGCCGGCCTTGAGGTCGAGCTCGAACCACGATTCGACGGCCGCCAGGGCCGCGGCCTCGAGGAACCATCGCACCGAGACGACGCGCTCCGTCTTCGTGCGAGTGCGCCGCATGCGCGAGTGCCCGGTCCCGACCGGCACCTCCGAGAAGGCTCCGGTCTCGGTGAACTCATGCCCGGCCGCCAGGAAGACCGGAGCGACGCTCGGAGCGAGGATCGTCGGGAGAGCCATCGATCAGCCTCGCCGCGGCAGCGCGCCGGAGAGCGGCAGGCCTCGAGCTCGCATCGCTTGCGCCGTCGAGCCGCCGCGCTGAATGCGGCGATCGACCTCGGAGGCCGCCGCATTGATGATGAGCCGGACGCGGCCGTCGCTCTCGCGACGCTGCTCGATCCGCGCCCCGTAGTTCTCAATCACGAACTGAGGCCCGGCGTCCCGCTGATCGGTGAGCGCGGCATTCGAGAGGATGCGGCCGGAGGTCGAAGGCCGGAAGAGCTCGGGGCCTTTCTCGCCGACCAGAAGCGCGCCGCCCGGGTTGCGGTGCGCGTCGCCGCCGCCGGCCCGCCGGCCGAGGATTTGCGCGCCCGTCTGCGAGAGAGGCGAGTCTCCGGCCGTGATCCCGACTCCGGAGCTCGAGAAGGCACTCACGGCCGCGCCGAGGAGGTCGGAGATCAGGGAGTTTCCTGCGGCCGCGACCGGCTCGATGAGAGGCCGGAGGACGGTCTTCGCGAATTGGGCCTTGAGCTCCTGCAAGAAGATCTCGGTCAAGCTCGAGCCCTTGCGATAGCCCTCGAGGATGCCGGTCTCGATCGAGTCGGCGAGCGCGGTCGAGGCCTTGTCGCCGGCCTTCTTCGTCTCGTCGAGGTTCCGGTCTTCGATCTTGCGGCCGATCTTCTGGCCGAGGAGATCTTCCCGCTCGCGGAGGAGCGCGATCTCCTGCTCGAGTTGCTGCAAGCTCTCATCGGTCGCGCCGGCAGCTGCGCGCCGCGCGATCTCTTCCTCCTTGAGGACGCGGAGCGAAGAGATCCGCGCGCGCTCGACGCTAAGGATCCCGATCTCGTCGAGGCCGATCAAGGCGATCTCCTCGCGGAGCTCCTTGTTTCCCTTCTGGAGCGCGTCGAGGTTCTCGAGCGCCGCGCGGTTGCGCGCTGTCTCGACGCCGATCTCCGCGCTCCGGGCCTCGATCGCCTGTTTGTTGAGGTCGTTGAATTCGGCCTGAGCGAGGATCCGCTTCTCGAGCTCCGGCGTGAGTCCACCGATCCGCTTTTGCTGAATGTCGAGGAGAGCCTTCTCGAGCGAGGTGAGCTCGAGCGTCTGCTCGTTCTGCTTCTGCAAGGTCTCGAGGTACTTCTCGGCCTCGGATTGCTTGTCGCCCTTCGCGGGCTTCTGTGCGCCGTCGAAGTTGAGGCGAGTCCCGGTCGGGGTGAATCCTCGATCCTCCGTCGAGCGGAGCTTTCGATCGGCCGCGGCCTTCGCGAAGGCCCGGTCGAGCTTCTGCGAGAAGAGCTCCGCGGAGAGGATTTTGTCGACCTCCTCTCGGCCTTGCCGCGCGATCTCGAGCGCGCCCTTTACGTCCCCCCGCGCAATCGCATTGATGCTCGCGAGGCCGTTTCCGAGAGCGATCCCGACCGTCTGGAAGATCCGCACGACGCCTTGCCCGGCGTCGACGACGAAGGCGAGCGCGCGGGCCGCCGACTCCGCGAATTGCTTCACCGGTGAGTCGGAGTCGAGCTTGCGGCCGGCCGAGTCGATCCCGAGGAGCTCCTTCGCGGTCTCGGAGAGCGCCTCGCCGAAGGCATTCACGGCCGGCAGCGCGTCGACGGCCGCCACTTGCGCCAGTTGCGAGAGGGTCGCCCGGAGCTTCGCTTGCCGATCGGCATACTCGTCAGCGAGCTCGATTTGAGCTTGCGTGAGGATCACTTGCCGGCCGCCTTGCTCCTCGAGCGCCTTGAGGAATGGCAGGAGTTGCGCGCCGGACTTGCCGAAGAGGGCCGTCGCGACCGCGGTCTTCTCGGCGCCATCCGCGAAGCCGGAGAGGGCCTTCGAGACGGCCTCGATTTGCTCGCCGGGATTGAGCTTCTTGAAGTCCTCGATCGGGATCCCGAGAGCCGTCAGCGCGGCGCCGGCGGCCTTCGATTCGTCGTCGACGCCTTGCAGGTTCTTCGTGAGCTTGATCGAGGCGTCAGAGATCGACTCGAGCGAGGTCCCGCCGACCGCGGCCGCGGTGCCGAAAGAGGCGATGAGCTCGGCAGGGATGCCGGTCACATCCTCGAGATCTTTCAGGCCGGCCGCCTTGTTGACGAGGATCTCGAAACCGGCGGCCGCAGCGACCAGGCCGGCGCCGAGTGCAGTCCCGACGGTCTTCCCGAGATCCTGCGCCTCCTTCTTGAGCGCCTTGAGCTCCTTCGCCGCCCGCTTCGAGTCGGTCGAGAAGGAGCCCGTCCGCATCAGAAGATCGATGATGATCGAGCCGGCCGACATAGGTTCACCTCTTCGGGGGTTTGAACCCGAAGGCCTCGAAGGCTTTCAGGTCCGCATCAGTGTAAGTCGCGGCCGCCGGATCCGGCGCAAGCCAATCGAGCGCCGCGTCGATTCCCTTCTGATCGACCCCTCGACCTCCGCCGGCGGCCGCCGCCGCGATCAGTGCCGCGGGCCGGTGGTGCCGGTGGAGATCGTCGAAGGGATAGAGCCTCGAGAACTCGACCCAGGTCAGGAACTCTCGCCGGGAGATCGACGCTTTCCACTCGGCGACCGATCGCCCGCCGAGCGCGAGCGCGAGCGAATGCCAGAAGTAGAGCTCGCCTCGCCGGCGGAGGGCTTTCCCGTCGCGGCCCTCGCCTTCTCCGAGTAGGTGTTGACGTCGAGCAGCGCGTCGAAGAGCGCCCGGAAGACGGGCCGCTTGAGGCGGAGGAGGTCGTCGGCCGTCGCGACCGGTGCGCCGTTCTCGTCGACGAAGCCGGCGGCCAGGAGGACCGCGGCCGCGCGCGAGGAGACCGCATCGTCGCGGCTCGCCACTTGCCGAGCGTAGGTCTCGAAGACGTCGATCGTCAGGTGACGGAAGGTGAGCTCATGCGTCGAACCGTCGGCCAGCTTGACCGGCCGCGATTCGATCTCCGTCGGGATGAGCCAATCCGCGGGGAGCTTGCTCGGCGCGCTCATCACGCCGGCACGTAGGCATTGAGCTCGACGTCGCCGGAGCGTTGAATGAGCAGCGTCCCGCGGACGATCTCATTCGTCGCAATGTCGAAGTTGACGTCGGCCACGTAGCCGGAGAACTCGAAGGAGCTCCGGGTCGTCGGCGCGACGATGTTTCCATCGGAGTCCACGGTCGGGGCCTCGGTCGACTCGGAGAGGCAGAGGATCCACGCGAGGACCGCGCCGGACTTCTTGAGCGCCAGCAGCGAGCGGTGCGAGAAGGCCCGCGGGATGAAGTTGAAGGGGACCGTCACTTGCCCCGGGTTGCCCAGGCCGCCGGTGTATTCCTTGTCGCCGATGGTGTCGAGGCAAGTCGTCTCGATCTGATCCTTCGCGCCGCCCAGGCCTTGAACGCCGGTCGGGCAATCGAGCTTGACGAGCTCGGGGTCGCTCGAGGTCACGCTCGCGTCGACGAGGTAGAGCTCGGAGCCTTGGGTCTTCACGGTGCCGGTCGTCATGGTTCACCTCTGGGAAGTTGGGCTCGCATGACAGCGAGCAGGGTTGCAATTCAGTCGTCGCGGGAGTGGAGCCAATCGAAATCGAGGCTTACCCGGAAGAGCCGGGTCTCCGCGTCCCTCGGCAATGTACGAAATCCGAGGCAGTGTGTCACGGTTTCGAGTTGGGCCCGGACCGCGACCGCGGCCGCCTCGACGGCCTTCTCGTCGTCGCCCCAGACGTCGACTTGCAAGGTCTGCCGATCTCGGTCCGGAGCGTCGGAGAGGTTGACGAAGGGGAGGCCGGTCACGAGGAGCCATGTCGCGTAAGGGGTTTGCGTCGCGCGCGACTTCGGATCGAGCGGAGGCGCCTCGCCGTGCCGGTACAGGCGCGGACGCGCGCCGAGAGCCGCGCGGACGGCCGCGGAGGCCTGCAAGGTGGTGTAGATCGGCGGGAACATGGTCAGCGGCCTCCCTTGCGCGCCAGGCGCGCGACGATGCGATCGAGGCCCGAGACGAGCTCCTCGGTCGTGACTCTGATCGCTTCCGGCGCCTTCGACATTGCCGGGCGGATCCACGGCTCGGCCGGTTGCTTCTCGCTCCCATACTCGAGGAGCGCGGCCGTCTTGCGCGTCGTGACGGGCTTCCCCTTGCGAGTGTAGGACTTGAGCCGCGTCGTCACGATCGCGCGCTCGCCCTTCCCGTCGCTCGGCGCCTTCCCTCGCTTGACGGTGATCGACCGCTGGAGGAGGCCCGTCGATTCGGAGTCGTCCGCCGTGAGGTTGCCGGTAGCGCGCGCGACATTCAAGGCCGCCTCCCGCGCGATCACTCGCGCTCCGGCGCGCAGCGAGCGATAGACCGGGCCGCCATTGCGCGAGACGAGCTCGGCCGGCAGCGACTCGAGCAGGCCGATCACTCCATCGATGCCCGTCAGCTTAACGGAGGTCTCGGCCATAGGATCCTCTTCGCGGCGTAGGTGCGAATGCTATCCCTTCCGAGCTTGCTCTCGAAGTCGGACGTCTCGACGACGAGGAAGCCATGCCGGCCGAGCCATTGCCGGAAGCCGAAGTCGGTCCAGTAGTAAAGATGCTCGCCCGGCCGGTAGTGCCTCGAGGCGCGGATCTCGAAGAGGTTCTCGAAGATCGGCACCGAGGCGAAGAGGTAGCGATGAAGCCCGATCCGGTCGAGGTATTCGCCAGGGTCCGGACAGTGCTCGAGGACGTCCCAGAAGGTGAATCCGGCGAAGTCGGTCAGATTCGGCGCCAGGCGGCCGGCCTTGC